GCGGTGTTGAAGTCGCGCACCCAGCCGCGAGTGAAGACACAGCGAGGGATAGCAATAGGCGCAGCACCAGGTGCCGCTCGGTAGGCGGTCGATACATGGGCGATTCGCTCCTGGAGTTGGTGTCGGGTGTCGGTCAGTTGCTGCTGTACCTGCAGCAGTTGCTCCTCGGCCAGGTTGGCACGCGCGATCTGCTGCTTGTAGTGGACCAGGCTGTCCTGAAGGACCTGGGCGCGCTCGTTGGCGTGCTGCATCTGCAGGTTGAGCAGAGCAGCGTCACCCTCCGCGCGGGCGGCGGCATACCCACGGTCGTAGCTGGCGGAGCCGTGGATCACCACAGCGGCGCCGCACAGCACCGCGCTCAGCACGAGCCAGAACGTGCTGGTGCGCAGGAGGCTAAGGACGGCCATGGTTCCTCCGCTTGTACTTGCGTGCCTTACGTTTCGCCCGAGCCACCCCCGACTTTCCGTGTCTCTCCCGAGGGAGCGGCGAATAGTGGAACTCTGGCCGGGCCAGCCAGTTGCGGGATGTGGCGCCGAGGGTGATCGAGCCCACCAGGCCAACGGCCAGGCAGCTCATGAGCAGGCGTTTCATAGCTGATACCTCTGGCCGCACACACCGTCGCCCCACTGCAGATAGATCCGCTCGTAGCGCAGCAGGATGAGGCGCGGGTAGTTGCGGTTCTCGCGGAAGTTGGCGGCCGAGCGCCCGGCGTTGAAGCGCTCGACGGAATCGAACCAGGCCAGCTGGTCGGCGCCGGATGCCGAGGCCAGCCTACGGTCGCGATTTACCCACCCCTGGCGCCGTTGTAAGCGGACAGTACGAATGCCCAGCGATCACACTCGCTGGAGGCCTGGTTTCGGTCGTAGAGCCAACGGTCGTAGGTGACCAGCGCGCGCAGTGCCCAGCCAGGATTGAACGGCTGATTGGTGCCGAGGGCGGCCGGATACAGGCCGGCGATCCACTCCGCGGTTCCGGGCATGAACTGCGCCAGACCCTGGGCACCAACAGGCGAGCGGGCATCAGCACGCCAACGGCTTTCCTGGTGAACCTGTGCGGCAAAGGTGGCGATCGGCGCCGACAGGCCCCATTCGGCATGGGCGCTGCGCACCAGGGTGCGCCGGTATTGCTCGGCGGCAGTGGGGATGCGATCCGTCGCGAAGGCCGGCTGGCAGGCGGTCAGCAGACCCAGCAGGCCGAGGGTGAGCAGGCGCTTCATCCGAAGAAGCCTCCCCACCACACCAGGGCCGTCATCGCGATCACGTCGAACACGCGCTGCTTGAAGCTGATCACGTTAGTGAGGCCATCGCACGCATAGGACGTAACCAGGACCACAGAGGCCAGGACGATCCAGATGATTTGCGGGACGCCCATGGTCAGAGCCCCAGCGTCAGGCCGAGGGTGCAGGCCAGCACGATCAGCCCGCGGCGCAGCCAGGCACCCACGACCACCAGGTTGGCCGAGCATTCGTGCGGGCGGGCCACGTACGGAAACAGGCTGCGGTCGATCCAGTAGCCGGCCACTGCGCCCAGCGTCACCAGGACCAGCTTATAGGCGACGACCTGGAGCTGCTCCGGGCGAATGGCGGCGAGGATGATCAGCAGGACGAGGGTGACCAGCGTCCAGCTGGTCATACGCGGCGCGCGGCGGCGCCGGGGTTGCGGCGATGACATGACGATGCTCCCGATGGGGTGGCCATCCCTGGCCAACTGATGGGCATCCTGCTCCTGCAGGACGCCCGGACATCATCGTCACGCGCGCGCGAAGGCTCTTTTTGGGTACCGAACAATCAATCGATAGGGCGACGGATCAGCATTGGATCTCCATCACCGAGGAGACCACCACCATGTCCAGGCATGAAGACCTGTTGCTGCAACTCATCCAGCGTGAGCCCGACAAGATCAGGAGCATCCTGGGGCTGCCCGCTCCAAAGCCAGACCTGTCCTGGTACGAAGGAGCAGACGTCTGGATCGAAGCTGGACACCGTAGCGACAGGGGCGCGGAACTACGCATAGCCTTCGGGGGGCCACTCCCGCATGGCTATGCCGATTTCTGGATACCGTTCAGCGGACCGGATGGCAACGCGCTGGGCTGGCTGCGCTTCAGCTACATCACCACGGTACGGGAGAAGTCTCTGTTCACCGCCTCTGAATGGCGCTCCGCAGGCGAACCTGCCCCGGCCGAAGAGAGCCGGCTGGATCTGCCGATGGACCCGCTGCCGGGAGGTTTCGCACCCGTGTCCAACAAGGGCGCGAGTGACGGTGCCGATCAGCACTCTGTAGCGCACAGAGCGAGCAAAGGGATCGATGAGCACCTCTTGGTGGCAATGGCAGATCCCAACGTGATAGCAGCAATCATGCAAGCAGCACGGGCCAAGCGGTTTGCAAAGCTCGCCCCCTTAACCACTCAGGAGTGGGCGGCTGAAACAGAGCGAATGAAGGCTCAGCTTTCGCCTCCTGCGCAGGCGCTGGAGGCCGAAGAGCCGGCCAAACCGGGGCCCCTGCATCACATCGGGTTTTCAGGGCCTCAGCGTGTCCTGCTGGACCAGTTGGCGCAGTACTGGCTCAGGATCGCCGCAGTGTCGAAGCGCGAGGCTGAGGCGAACCCCAACCCGGACCGGAAGCGCGGGCTGGAGATGAGGTACATGGCGCACTACAACTGCGCGGCAGAATTACAGAATCTGCTCCAGACCGGGGAGCTTCCGGGCCATCTCGGTTTTCAGGTACTCGCGCAAAAGCCCGAATGACCAAGAGGCCGAGGGCTTCAGAATGACGTCCTTGGCCTTCTTCCACAGCGTCTCCTCACGAATGGTCGCGGCAAAATCGAAACCTTCCCAGGTTAGACGCCAGAGCTGTGCGCTTGCCGGATATCCCCTGTTCTTCGACCCCAGCGCACCTTCGGCTAGGCCCGCTTCAAGTAGCAGTTGCGCGTGGAAGCAAAAAACATCTTTGTCCATGCCATCCACTCCTGTGAGCAGGAGTACTCCGTCTTCATCCAGCGCTAGCAGTATCTGCCGTATCACATCCATATCACGCTTCATTCCACTCTCCTGCAACTATCCGCCAGCCGCGATGTAGTCTCTGCGGCGAGGCTTAACGCGGCATATCCTGCTTGGCGCGGTCCAGAACCTCTCGAATTCCATCGAGGTCGCTTGAGCTGATCTCGCCTTCCACGCCACAAACTTTGAATTCAACTTTTTTAGCTGCCGCCAAGATTGGGAGCATGGCTTCAGGTTTGGCCAGCTCAAAGTATTCCAGCTCGCCGGAACGTGAGTACGTCGTCTGAATTTCGGGAGCACGGCGGCCATCGATCAGCCATTGAGTGTGATTGCAAGTAGCAAACCCCGGCTGGCCATAAGTGAACAGGTAGCCGTAGTACTGCCGTGCTTCCACCTTTTCAGGAACCAAAACCGTCGTTTTGAAGGCGAACGTGTTCGCACGAGCAGGCATAGTCAGCCACTCAATCGAGCGCAAGCCATTAAATCTATCAACCTCGTCCTTCAATGCCGAAGCCTGAGCCGAACCAGCCCCTACAAGAAGTACAGCAAGCCCAAGCACTAATTTGATATCCATTCGTTTCCCCTTATTCTCATCATCCTGCTTTCTTACCAGTGCGACGCGCGAACGCATCGCTCGTCGCCTTGAGTGCGGCCTGAGCGTCGGGCGGGCTATGCCGGTAGTTGTCCAGCAGGATGCGTTCGTCGGGGGCTAGTGGCGCCGATTGGACCTGCCGCATCCCTGTCAAGATGAAAACCAGATCAAGGCCTTTTCGGGCTAAGGCTTCGAAAACAGCAGCGCCCGGCGCCGCCACACCTCGCTCGTACTTGCTCCACATTTCCCGCCGTACACCAGCCTCATCCGCCATCTGCTGCTGTGTCAGCCCTGCGTTCTCACGTTCTTCACGCAGCCGCTCACCAGAATGCGCATCAAAAGACACATTCTCTCCTTGAATATGTGCATCAAAGTGCACATACTTCATTCACACCAAAGCACTGCACATGCATTGGTTTATTAGCAATCTTTCAGCAGATAGGAACCCCGTCATGAACGTCCCGTATCCGCTCCCCACTCGCACGCCGTACACCGGCGAGCGCGTCAAGGAACTCTTCCGCGCCGCCGGTATAACGATCTCGGCCTGGGCCGAGGCCAACGGCTATCCCCGTCACCAGGTGTACATGGTCATCAACGGCCAGTTCAAAGGCCGCCGCGGCACCTCCCATGAAATCGCCCTGAAGCTCGGCATGAAGCTCTCCGTCGAGCAGCTCGCCGCCTGAGAGGAGTACAGCCATGCCTCGCTTTCAGCCGC